AACCTAAAACAAGGTAAGAAAGAATTTAACACTAAAATTCCTGGTCAAATAGGTTATACTAATCCAAATAAGAAGTTAAGACAACAGCAAAATCAATACAAAAATTTTGCTTGGTTATTTAAGGGATAAAAAATGGCAGACCAAAGTAGAAATCCAAGAAACAATGTTTCTCCACTTTTTAAGGCTCTGACAAGAATCTTTTCCGGTCCTATTATTAACTATAATCAGCGACAGGTGGCTCTTGATAGAAGAAGGAACCTAAACAAGTATTCAACTAAATTTAAATCATTGGCAGGGTTAGACTTTAAAAAGTCTCGTTATAATCCATACGATTACATGCAAACTGCTATCATGGTTAATCACAACCGAGCAGAGCGATACTTAGACTTCGATCAAATGGAATACATGCCTGAGTTAGCATCAGCATTAGACATCTATGCTGATGAGATGACAACTCATAGTATTTTAACACCCTTATTAAAAATTGATTGTCATAACGAAGAATTAAAATCTATTCTAGAAGAACTTTACTACAATGTTCTAAACATCGATTCTAACTTGTTTAGCTGGTGTCGCAACATGTGTAAGTATGGTGATTACTTCCTATACTTGGATGTTGATGAGAAAATGGGCATCACTTCAGCTATCGGTCTGCCATTAAGAGAGATCGAAAGATTAGAAGGTGAAGATAAGAACAATCCAAACTACATTCAATACCAGTGGAATAATGGTGGATTAACCTTTGAAAACTGGCAGATGGCTCACTTTAGAGTCCTTGGTAATGACAAGTATGCTCCTTATGGAACTTCAGTTTTAGAATCAGCCCGTCGTATTTGGAGACAGTTGACTCTAATGGAAGATGCGATGATGGCTTACAGAATTGTAAGAGCCCCAGAAAGAAGAGTCTTCAAGATTGATGTTGGTGGCATTCCACCAGAAGACATTGAGCAGTACATGCAAAAAGTCATTACCAACATGAAGAGGCATCAATTGGTAGATCCAGATAATGGACAGATCGATCTCCGCTACAACCCAATGTCCGTAGAAGAAGACTACTATCTACCAGTTCGTCAAGGCTCCGCAACAGAGATCATCAACTTGCCCGGTGGTCAGAATGCCGCCGCTATTGACGATGTAAATTACTTAAGAGATAAGCTGTTCTCAGCCATTAAGATTCCAAAGTCTTACTTATCTCAGCTAGATCAAATGCCTGAAGAGAAGACAACCTTAGCTCAGAAGGACATTCGTTTTGCTAGAACAATTCAAAGACTACAGAGATCAGTAATCTCCGAGTTGGAAAAGATCGGCATTATCCATCTTTACACTCTAGGCTACAGAGGTGAAGACATTATCTCATTTAACTTATCTCTAAACAACCCAAGCAAGCTAGCTCAGATCCAAGAGCTTGAGTTTATTAAGCAGAAGTTTGAAGTTGCTGGAGCAGCCCAAGACACAATGTTCAGCCGCCGTTGGATTGCCGAACACATCTTTGGTATGGATAATGAAGAATTCCTTAGAAACCAAAGAGAACGGTACTTTGACAAGAAGGTCGATAAATCACTTGAAGCTTCCGCAGAAGAACCGGCTTTTGATGCACCAGCAGCAGCAGGCGGTGCTGGCGACTTAGGTGGCGACTTAGGTGGCGATTTAGGTGGCGATTTAGGCGGTGAAGCTGGTGGTTTAGGAGGAGAAGCTGGCGATGAGCTTGGTGGAGAAGCCGGTGGCGAAGCAGCAACACCTGAAGCCGCAGCCCCAGAAGCACCCGCACCAGCAGCAGAAGAAGAAACAACTCCGCTTCTAGTTGAGCCAGGAGCAGCCAAAAGAGACGATGGCTTAAGCCCAGTTAAAATGACCTTCAAGGACGGTTCAGAAATGTATGTCGGTAAAGGCAAAGGCAAGCGATACAAGCCAGTTCCATTATTTAAAGATGGTCGTAAATCCGCAGGTCGTAGAAAGAACTTTTTAAGCACCGCTGGTAAATCAAAAGACATCGGTCAGCTTAGTCGTGGAATGTATGAGACAAAAGAAACTATTTATAATAGTTTAGCAGCCCAGTTAGAATCATTAACTGAAAGGGCAAATAAAATAGTTAATGAACTGGAGACAGAGGATGAAGTTTAGGCATAATAAAAAAAGAAACCCGGCATTTATTTTTGAAGCTTTGACAAGGGAGTTTGCTAAAGCAAAACTTCACAAAGATCAAGAAAAACTCAATAGAGTAAAAAGAGTAATGCAGGAGGTCTTCAATAAGGACGGGTTGCTTTACAAACAGTTAAGGCTTTACAAAGCTTTAACAGAGACAAGAGATGTTGATTACATCACAGCAGAAAAAATTATTGCCGAGGTTCATAGGGTCTTTTCATCGTTTGACCAAAAAGCTCTTTACGATGAACAGACAGCAGCTATTCACAAGATTAACCACGAACTAACGCCAGCAGTTTTTAACAATTATGTTTCCAACTACAAGTCTTTAGCGTCGGCCTACCAGATGTTTAACGATAACACTATTGGCGTAAAAGACAGAGTTCTTCTAGAGAAAAAGATTGTTCAAGAAATGGTAAGTCCCCCAGTAAGCCGGGACGAGGAAGAACCAGTTGACGAGTTAGTCGTTAAAATGTTTATCAAAAAGTTTAATAATACTTTTGGTAAATTGATGACTGAGCAAAAGACTCTAATTTCAAAGTACATGGGAAGCCTAGAGGACGATGACACTGAATTAAAGATTTTCGTCAATGAAGAGTTGGAGAGATTAAAAGAAGAGCTTAAAGAGAACATGGAAATCGAAGAATTCCAAACTGACAGCTCTATGAAGTCCAAAGTCGAACAAGTTTACAATCTTTTAGAAGAGTTTAGAGAAAAGAGAAATTTACAAAAAGACGATCTCGTCTTCATCCTTAAGACCCAGCAGCTAGTAAAGGAGATTAAGGGCTAATGGCTATTGAAATCACCGTAGGCGAAGAAGCTGTTAGGGCTGCTGGGATTGATCCAAACTCCCCGCCAGACATCATTATCGACATTAAAGGCCCCATCTTTACAATTAAGTTAGATGCTAGAAAGACATTGGACAATAACGTCATTGTCTATGATCATAAATTCTTCAATGTTGTATTTGTTCCATTTAAAAATAAAATAATTACAATGCCCAAGCAGCACGTCAATAGAGACACCTACAACATGCAGAGTGATTACTTGACGTTTTTGCAGGAAAAGGGTGCTATTCAAAACGGCACAATTAAGAGTGGCGGTGTCTTTAGATCGCTAGAGGCATTCTACCCAGTTAACAAAGAACTAGATGTTCTACAGGTTCTACTGCTTTTAACAAGCGATTACATGAAAAATCACGGTGGCGATTTCGCAAAGATGGAAGATTACATTGAAGATGTTGAAGAAATGTATGTTGACCCACCAGATGATGAGACAACACCCTATGGCAAGGTTCCACAAGAAGCCGAAAAGGGAACACTACCAAGTCCCTACGGCAAACCTTACGGATTAGTTTACAGGATTTAAAATGCTATGGTTTATTTTAGCTTGTTATGGATTAACTCAAATCCTAGTCTACGGTTCTATCTTTAATTCAATAAGACCAAAACACCACTTCTTTAAGTGTCCTATGTGTATGGGATTCTGGGTTGGTGTAATAGTTTGTTTGATTTCGCCCTGGACTAGACTATTTACTTTTGAAATTAATGTAGTCAATTTACTATTATGTGGTTGGCTAAGTTCAGGCACAAGCTATGCTTTGTGTATGATAATAGGAGATGAAGGGATAAATGTCAAAAGGGATTAACATCAACATTTACACTGAAAGCCATTGGATGCTTAGACCTCCAACTAATTGTTGCCGAGGAAAGTGTACCACGCGGGTGATGCCCGCTTTAGGAGATTATTAATGAATACGCTAAAACTTACAAAAGGCGAATTAACAAAGATCATTCTTGAAGAAGTAAGAAATCTTCAAGAACAACCAGTGGATGATGCTGTAGAAACTGCGAAACAAGAAGTACTCCAGATTTTACAGGCAGACCCCGCCAAGTACCCTCTAGTTCGTGATATTTTAAAGGGTATGGAATAATGAGTAAGCTAGTTCTAACAGAATTTTTAGAGTTTAGAACAGACTCCGACCTTCTTACTGAGGCTGAAAAGAAAGCCATCCAAGAAGGCGAGGAGATTTACCTAGCTGGTGTTATGCAGCGAGCAGGTGCTACTAATGGTAATGGCAGAATCTACCCAAAGCCAATTCTAGAAAGAGAGGTAGAGAATTACCAAAAGCTAGTCCGCGAAGGCAGAGCAGTCGGAGAGTTAGATCACCCCGATAGCTCCGTAGTTGAGCTTAAGAATGCTTCACACTTAGTCACAGAGATCAGAATGGATGGTGACGATGTAATAGGCAAGATTAAGATCCTAGACACACCAGCAGGTAAAACAGCTATTGGTCTTCTAAAAGGCGGTGTAAAGTTAGGCATTTCTTCAAGAGGTCTAGGTTCTACGAGGCAAGAGGCTGGTAAAACAATCGTTCAAGAAGACTTTCAACTAGTCTGCTTTGATTTGGTGTCAGAGCCTTCTACAACTGGAGCATTCATGCTTAGAGAAGGTAAAGAACCAAACATCTTTACAAAAGCAGATAAGATTAATAGACTATTAAACGACTTGGTGAAGTAATGAAAAAAAACAATCTTAAATCAATGCTGAAACCCCTTATCAAAGAATGCATTAAAGAAATCATCTTTGAAGAAGGGGTTTTATCATCTATTATTAGAGAAGCCCAAGGCTCACCAACTAAAGAGGTTATCAAAGAAGATAAGCCTTTTAGCAAGTTTGTCCAAGAACCAAAGAAAGAAAATAAGCAACTAGCTGAGACTAGAAAGAAAATGAGGGCAGCCATTGCAAATAAGATTGGAGCAGACTTTGATCCCTTTGAAGGAACAAAGCCGCTAACAGAATCACAAGCTTCAGGCGGTCCATCACAAAGCCCAATGGCTGGTGTAGATCCAGGCGACAAAGGCATAGACATTTCAAACATTCCCGGCTTTGGTAAGTGGGGAACTATTAATGAGAGGTTAAAATGAGCGGCACTAAGAATGTTGAAGTAGTTGCTAAAGGCAACATGCCCGGTGAAGTTCTAATTAGGAAATTTATTAAGGCTGTTAAGAAGTCTGGCATAATTCAAGAGGTTAGAGAGAGGCGATACTACCAAAAGCCTTCCGACAAGAGAAGAAAAGAAAGAATCAGAAGAAAGAAACTAATTAAGAAGGCAAACCAAGAAAAAAATAAAGTTGCCAAGGGGAACAGGGATTAAAAATGGCTGAATTCAATTTTGTAAAACCGGGACTAAATGCTG